CTTCTCAGGACGTCTTCTTAAACACATAACTGAGGTGACTCAATCATGCCGTCAGCGGCAAACATCGTCCTTGCGGACTCTACGCCCGCCAACCATACATTCGTCCCATTGCAGGTTAGCCCTGGGCTGACACTCCATTCCGAGTCCGGCGTCGCTGGGACCCCTTCCGGGGATCTCAACTTCACGTCCTCTCTCGATCTGGCAAGTGCCAAGCGGTCAACCGACCGCCTCAAGTTCCAGTTCAACTATCCTGTCGAACAGACGGTGGATGGCATTGTCTCTGTCGCTTACACCGCGAGGGTGTTCGTTGACGTGGCAATTCCGGTACAAATGACCACTACCCAGAGGAACCACTTGGCTGCGTATACGCAGAACCTAATGACCAACACGGTCATCAAGGGCTACTTCACGCGTCAGCCAATGTTCTAAAGGGTTCAGCCTGCCTGGAGCCCATATGGACGAGAAAGCTAAATGCTTCTTATCCGGGCGTCTCTGCGCATGTCCGATTGATCCTTGCCACGGGATTTACAAAGTCCTTGTGGTAGGTATTCGGATCATGTCCTGGCTGAGGTCACCATTGGACGGCTTGAAGCCGCTCAAATCGGAGTTACGCCATGTCACGCGGTCGAACCGACGAGGCAAAGTCTCAGTTCCAGATGGAGCTGAGCGCAGCACAGACGCTCTGTGAGATAGTCGACACACCCCGGTCTCTTGCCGTCTCAATGATGGCGGAGGCTGGGGAGTGGGAGCAGCTACTCAACCTAAGGATAAATCCACTGTCTTACCATGTCGTAGGCGATTTTGCCGACGATTACTTGGTGACAGAGGTCCTAAAGAAGAGTGCTTCACTCCCTACTGGTATCGACCGGACCGCAGTAGCGACCGCCAAGTTTTACGAGGCGGAAAAGTGTTGCTGGGAAACGAATCACAGGCTTTTCATCGAAGACCATCCGAAATGGTGGTCTAGATTTAGGGCCAACGTGCATTCTATCCTTGGATCGCTGGGGCAAACAGACCTCCAGCGGCTGCCTAGCCTGTTTCGCAACGGGCCGGGTGCAACGACTTCTGTGCGCGGACGAGGGTCAGTGTCGTCCGAAAAATATGGTGGAGAAATCCACCTGACCACGAACCTGATGTCCTTTCTTCGATCTATCCAAGGCGAGCTATGGTGGGAAACCTCCAAGTCTTGTCCAAAGACTGTCGTGGAAGGCAACCGGTTCACAACCGTTCCGAAGAACGCTAAAACGGACCGCGGAATTTGCATTGAGCCTGGGCTGAATATTTACTTCCAGCTCGGGATTGGTGCTCTGATGCGGTCTCGCCTCAAACGTTCTGGATTAGACCTAAACCGGCAAGCGGTTGTCAATCGTCAATTAGCAGGGGAGGCGTATACCAGGAAACTGGCAACGATCGACCTATCTATGGCGAGTGACACCATGAGCGCGGTGCTCATAAACCAAGTGTTGCCCTTTCGTTGGGCGCACCTCCTTAATCTGGCTAGAAGTCCTTCTACTTACGTGGAGGACCGATGGGTCATGCTGGAGAAACACTCTTCCATGGGCAACGGGTACACGTTCGAGCTT